ATATGGAGACTGCACCATTGAGTGTCACACCAAAAACGTTAACAGACCACATCCAGGCAACACTACGCGCAGACACAGACCTATCCGCCATAAAAAAGTGGTTTCTCGGAGAACCCCCACAGACACAGTACCCCTCAAGCCCATGGGGGTGGGTAGAATGGGTAGGCGGCACACAGAAGCCGGGCACAACAAACAACAGCATAATCACCGAAGACCGCATATATATTGTGGTTGTGAATAAGCACCCAAACTGTGAAACCGCAGAAACCGATGTTATGGCATACGCAGAAACGGTTGAATCCAGTTTAGATGCAGACCGCACCCTAGACGGAAACGTCGCATACAGCTATGTTGCAGACCGCGAAAAACAGAAACAGTTCAGCGGCGACCACAGCATAGTTGCAGTTCGAGTAACACTAAACACTTGGAGAAAAAAAACATAAAAAGGAGAAAAAACTGTGACTGGACGAAGTAGATATTTTGGACTCAAAAAAGAAGATGAATACGGAACAATCGAAACAGACCCCTCAACAAGGTATGAGGACACGGAAACAAAAATTCAAGCCGACCCCAACTGGATACTTGCTGAACCAGTGGCAACACGGGCATACAAGAAACGGGCACAGGGCTTATACCGCGCACAGGGCAACGTAGGAGATTTTCAGGTAACACCAAACGGCATAATAGGCGACTTAATGCTTGCAGTATTCGGGTCAGAAACCCCAACTAACAACGAAACGGGAGTATACACCCACGTCTTCAGCCCAGCAGACACAATCCCCAGCTACACGGGGCGCATTGGAGCAGAACTTATCGAAAGGGTTTTACCCGGGCTTCTCTGCGAAGAGTTAACCCTAAAATGGAATGCTGGACAACCTGTAACCGCGTCTGCGTTGCTTTACAGCGGCTTTGCTGAGGAATCAGATACAATCGTTGCAGCCCCCACAATTGACACGTTGCAGCCTTTCACACAGATAGACGATTTGGTGAACTTGACTTGGAACGGTGACAGCACCCGTGCTGCGGCTGTTAGCAGTTTAGATGTGACAATCAAAAACAATATTCCATTCAATTTAGGGGATTTGAGCGGTAACACGTTTAGTAAGATACGTGTTGGACAGCGTACTGTGACTGGTAACGTGACAGCCTACTTTGATGACACAGACGACTATGACTTATTTGTGGCGGGTACCGCGTTTGATTTCACGTTAGCTACTGCAACCACGTTTATTGGAGCATCTGAAACATACCGTAACACAATCGGATTAAACGTGTATGATTGCCAGTTTATGCGCAATGCTGCACCTGATGTTAAATCGCAGAGTGAACCTCTTGTTATCAATGCACCGTTTCAGGCGTTCTATGATAGCGGCGCAAGCAAAGAAGTGTCTGGACTGTTACGAAACAGCATAGCTGCCTATTAGGGAGAAAACAAAATGAAAACAATAAAAATTGAGGACATAAGCTACAAAGTATGTCCAATGCCGCTACATTGTAGCGTATACTCTGATTTGTTAGCTACCACACAGAAACAGGTACCAACAACCGTTGAAGAAGCAGAAAAACAGGCAAACACAATCAAACAGTTACAGGACAAAATTTTAGCCGAAACCGTAACTCCGACGCCGCAAACAGGACACACATTAGAGCTGTACCAGACTGTAATCGCTGAAACAAACCTTCTTTTGAAACGCGCGGACTATTTTCGTGACAAACAAAAGTAATACACTGCAAAAAGCGGTTCAACTTGCGTTACTCACGAAGAGGCTACCCAGCGAAATACTGCACCTCAAAGAAGAAGAACTAACACTTTTTGAGTTAGATTACCAACTATTAATGCAAGCCCTAACAAACGTTGACGAAGAGGCATCAAAGAAAAAGAAGCTACTGGAACTCGTAAACAAGAGAGGAACAAAACATGAGTGAACGCATAGACATCACCGCAGAACTACATGGAACAGAACAAGTCAACGCGGGATTCCAAAGCATGGCATCAACCGCAGAATCCAGCTTCAAACGACTACGCACCACACAACTAGACCTCTTTGGACAACCACTCAAAGACACACAACAGATGAGCATGAACATGCGGGAACTAAGCAGAGACGTAACCATATTTGGAACAGCCGCCTCAAGCCTAGCAACCACAGCATCAGCGTTTGGAGTACTAAACGCGGAACAAACCAAAGTCATACATGGTATGGCATCCTTTCTCACACTCGGCGGATACATAATACGAATCATGGATTTAATGACCGCAAAAGAGGGGGCACTCGCAGCGGCACAGGTAACAAGAACCGCCACAACCGTTGCATCAACACTTGCAGACTGGGCAGCAACAGCAGCAGCATACGCAAAAGCTGTAGCACTCGCAATCGTAAACAGCCTAAGCCCAGTTGGTTGGGGAATCCTAGCAGGCGCAGCCGTAGCAGCAGCAAGCGGATTAGCTTTAGCGAACCAGATTCCGCAGCGACACAGCGGCGGCCCAGTGTACCAGTCAGGGCCACATAACCTATTAGCGGGCGAATATGTGCTAAGCCGCGAACAGGTAAACAACGTCCGCAACATGGGCGGGGTTACAATCAACGTTTATGGTGGTAGCACAGAGAACGTGTTAAGTGCTTTGCGTAGGTGTGGTGCGGCATGAGTAATGTTGTTGTTCCAGCAAAGTGTTTGGTTGAAATCTACAGTAAAACTAAGGTGTTTGCTGACCATTTTTTGAAGGGCTGGACAGCGTACCCCGTTGGCGGCGTAAGCAGTCAAGCGGATGTATCTGTTTTAACTGTTCAGAGTGGACAGACTGAGCAGGTTTTGTATACTACTTTTGACAGTTTTAGTACCGCTACGTACCCGTATCTAGTTTTCAGGATAACAGCAATCAGCGGCGCATCTTACCGTGTGTATGTTCAACGAAGCGACACTAGTAACTGGGTTCAGGTTGCATCGGGTTCATCAACTGGACGCCATGAGGTAACTCTTACGACATATTACAGCGGAAACATTAAGGCACTGTCAATCTACGCTGTTGGTTCAGCAGGACAATCCGTAACCTACGACTACGTGATTGTATGCGGCGAATACTATTTTCCAGACGCAGAAGACATCACGGGAACATTAAAGGTCACGAAGAGTCTCATAAACGATGAAGTTAACGAAGCATCAGTAACCTTGAAACAGTTCAGCGGAGACAGTTACCTAGACATTGACGACCGCGGATGCGGCATAATCTGGGTAAGCAGAAACAGCAGCACACTGGGAACGGTTGACCAGAAACTGTTCGGCGGAGTAATCAAAGACGTTAAACAGAACTTTCTAAACTACGTCGACACAGATGTCACAATCACATTTTATGGACATGCCTCAGAACTGTTTGCACCCCCCGAACTTGTGTACCAACTCTATGACGGCGTAAACGGTAGAACAATAATGGAAGAGGCAATAGACCTATGTAGCTACATTGCAAAGTATCCACATGGTATCGGCTGGTTTGATGAAGGCGGCAGCCAAATCGGGGACACAGACGACCAAATTGCGTCTACGCACAACGTTGAATATGATGAGGTAAAACCGCTTAGTGTAGTTCAGGAAATCCTAGAAAAAGCATCTAACCCCGCTGGAACAATCGGGTTTGACATGTACGAAACCCCCAGCGGCGCACTTGTAGGACATCTGCGGAATAGCCTAGATTTCATCTGCCCAGTGACAGCGGATTTGCGTTCTGCTGTACGCCGCATTGACGTGGATAGAATACGCAACGCCCAGAAAGTGTACGGCGCAACAGGAAAACAGGTACCAACAGACGAAATCTGGACAGAATCCACAAGCGGGTGGACAACAGACACTGGGTTACTACTAGCAAAAACAAGCCAAGGCGCATACACCCCAAAAGAGGGAACATATTTTCTGTTCTGCCAATATGACGGCAACGATGCAGTTTTCAGGCGTTCTATAGCATCAACATTCTACTATTTCGGAAAAAAGCGGGCAACAAACCTTACTTTTTGGCGTCTCAGATATGGAACAAGCGTAGTTGGTGCTACTGTTGGACGTGTAGAACTCTGGGCTCCAGATGCCTCTAACTGTTTCTATTATGGACTCGATTTAACAGCAGGGGGTTACGAGTGGCGTAAATATGATTTGCCGTTAGGCGCAGACGGTGTAGCAACAGATGAAGATGACAATAAAGCAAACAAGTGGCAAACAATCGGTTCACCTGCATGGAATAATGTGCAGCAAATCTGTTTCAGAGTCACAGACGATATAACACGTTCAGGACTTGGAATTGACAACCTAAGATTTACAGGCATACCCTACAGCAACTCTGACTCGCCATATGAGGACGCGCGGAGCATACTAGACTATACACGCCGCGAAGCTGAACCAATAGTGGATAACACTTTGATGAGTGACGCCGAATGTGTTGCACGAGCAAAATCTGTTGTAGAACAACTCAAGTCACCAAACACAACCGTAGAACCATTCATTGTTGACGGAGACGCACGTTACCTACCCAGTTACCTAATGACGGATGGGGTAAACTACTTCAAAATAGTCAAAGTTGAAGACACATTAACACAGGGCGGAGACTGGACCGCAACAATACACACAAAAAAGGTGGACTAACATGGATGAAATACAGAGCCTAAAACAGGTAATCGTAGACCTGCAAAACCGCACCCGCAAACTAGAAAACCACCAAATCACATTAGGCGGAAAAGCATCAACCACAAGCGGCGGCGGAAACTGGGGTGGATACACAGACCAAGACACATTCATTGAGGCACTACTTCAGATTAGCTGCGAAGCCGACACATTAACCAACATGGAAGTAATCGAGGCTATTTGGGGTTGGACAGTTAGCCTATTAACTTCAACAGCAAGCAGTGGACAAAAAAATGTACCCATAGTAGACGGCAGCCTATTCAGCGCTGGACAAACCGTTGTAATCAGGGATGATAACCACCACGAAACAGCAACCATTGACACGATATCCACTAACACGTTGGTTATGACCGCGAATCTAACCTACAGTTACATGACTGCTGCACATGGTAAAGTGGAACTTTGGACTCCAGGCGGCTTTGATACCCCAGATAACGTGTTGCGGTTGCAAGATAAAGTAACGGGTAACTACTTTGACATGTTCCCTGTGTTGGTTGATTCAGGTAGCTATGTCGCGCCTTTGGCTATAATCAATCAGGGTGTAACATTCCAGAAGGATTTGGCTGTTGGCGGTTTCGTGTCCGCTAACCAGGGAGTGTTGTACCTCGGCAGCGGGTTTACACAGTGCAATGACTACCCCGCGATTACGTTGCTTCATGGCGGCGGAGCAATACAGGGTGACGCATCTTCTGGTCAACCCGACGTTACTGTTTGGTCGGATTACGGTTTTCATATTGGAAACTTTGTTACACTCCGCGATACTAATCATACTGAGCAACATTATGTTACTGCGATTACTGAAATGGCTGGAACGCCAAACTATTACAAGTTAACGTTAGACGAAAACTTGACCTACAGTTACGCTGTTTCTGATTATGGTCGCGTAGAAAACTTGGATATACTGCATATCAAAACGTTGAGTGGCGACATGGCGAAACTGAAGTGTGCAACAACAACAATCATCGATTATACGCCAACGTTGAATCTTGAAGACATATTCAGCGGCGTAGCATTAGGCATGTTTGGTCATGATAGAAGTGACGCCTATCTTAGTGCCTCTTTGGGTAGTTTGATACTTTACGCTGAATCAAAGATTATTCGACCATTCGATGACAAAGAAGTGTATTTTGGGATTTCATCTAAACGTTTCAAGTCTATTACATCTAATACTGTGACTCTTGATGATGACTCTGTACCAATCCTCTACCTGAAAGTGTCCAATGTTTTAAAAGCGTCACTGAGCTTTGATGGCTCTAACACAAGTCTTACAACAAACACGGGAGATTTAATACTATACCCAAACTCTGGGTTAGTTAGACCGTATACAACAGGAAGCAACACAAGCTTAGGGTCATCTGGCGCAAAATTTTATAATGGATACTTCAGCGGCGACATACACTGCGATGGACTAATATACGGCACATTATCAGGTGGAGGCGGCGGCACTGTCTACCGTGCTGACATCCCAGACTTTTGGAGTACACCGTTTTGGAGTAACATCCCCGATAAACCTTCAACGTTTACGCCTGCAAGTCATAACCACGCCGCGTCTGATGTTACATCGGGCACATTCGACACTGGAAGAATCCCAACAATAACCTATGGTATGACCAACTTTTGTAACCAAACCTTGAATCTTACCAGTGACGCAATCTTTAACAGCGTCAGCGGAACATCAGGCGTTGCTGGAATAAAGACGGGTTCTGGCTCAAACATGACCGCCATGACCCATGACGGCACAGATGGAACAGTCGCGGCTTTAGCGGGCATACTTTATCTTGATGCAGTATCCTATGTTTGTGCAGTAGACGCATTCCACATCAAAGGCAGTTACCCCGTACTAAATCTCCAAGTTAGCAGCACACAGAAAGGCGCGTTTGGTTTCGATGGCACAAACTCGTATCTTGTCGCATATACTGGAAACCTGTACCTCACATCAGCCGCCGCATATGTCACATTGCAGTCAACAATGGCGACATTAAACGTGATTCCTGTTGGAAGTGGAAACACGGGATATGGAATCGGTTCAGGCGGCGCATATTATGCAGGAATTGTCTGCGATACACTATATTACGTCACCTTAGATGCGTCCCCATGGGATACACACGACGACTTAGCGTTAGCGCAATATGCAACAAAAACTAACGATAAAGGCGAAACAGTAATAGATATTGACTCGCTCGACTTTCTCAGACCTGACGTTAACCACGAAAACGGGTTTACAAGTGAAACTCGCAAAAAGTTCTTTGATAGCTCAAAAATGTTTCCGTTTCTTCTGGGTTGCGCTAAACAGACGGGACAGCGGTTTAGTGATGTGGAAGAAAAAATTAATATGCTCAAAAACGAAATAGACTCAATCAAGACTGCAATAACAAAAAGTGAAAAAATTTGACAACAGAACAAAAAGTAAACGCACAACAAATCCAACAAGACTTGTTGCTGTTAAATGCCCGTTACCAGGCACTGCAAATCGGAATAACAGACATAGCAAAACAGACAGACCAAATTGTGCAGAACCTGTTAACCGAAAACGTTGCCCTGAAACAGGAACTACAAAAAATTAAACAACCCAAACAGAAAGGCTCAGGTGACCAAAAACCCGTAAACCCGACTTAACAGCTCAGCATCAGTCATCAACTTTTTAACGCCCTTACCTGTAACCCCGTAGATGTAGTATACCCTTTTTTTGTTTATGCACCTTGTCACTGTGATGTAACCCCTCTTTTTCATGTACCACAATCGATTATAGAACAGTGAATGAGGCAACTTGACGTCTAAAACCTTCTCTGTTTCCAGTCGTAGTTCTGTGATTGAACACTGTTTCTGGTTCAACAACCGCAATACTGTAACAGAGAACAAATCGGTGTACAGTTTCATTTTAGATTCAACACCCTTATTCTGACTGCTTCTGACACAAACTCGGCGACACTACGGTAACCCAGCTCTGGTCTATCCTCTACCAATGTTTTAACAGCTTTATGCAATCCCACGGGCAAATTAACAGACTTGTAACCTTCAGACGGCAACACAAATCACCCCATTTATTCATTAATTACCTTGATGTTTACTTTCTCTTTCAGCCACAGTAATACGTTTATTGCTAACAATATGAATGCCGCAAGAGGAATGACGAGATATAGCAGATAACTTGTCTGATGACCACTCTCAAAGCCTACTATTGATATGTTCCAGCATTCTGTGTAAAGGTAAATTCCGTTGAGTATAGACAACAAAACAATTGCAGCATCTCTGATTGCTGTTCTTACTTTAAGTTTCAACCTCTTTCACCTCCCCTACCCCTATTTTCTTCATGTGTTCCTCTGATAATACCAACTGGGGTTCATGTGGGTTATAGGTTACCTCTAACCCAAACCGTAACCAAAGATTAACGTTGCTCTCTAACATGGTCACCTTATCCTCAATGATTACTATCGTGTCAATTTTGTGTTCACAGAGGTACTGCAAAATCTCTTTATTCATGCCATAGCCGCGGATGTTGCGGAAATAGTGCAACGCCCGTTTTCTGTGTGTTATAAACATGAGGCGGTCAATGTATTTGATGTATCCGACTTGTCGGTCTCCGACTCTGAGTGCACCGTTTTTGTTGGTGAATGTGTTGTAACCTAAAGGTCGCTGAAAACCATCACTCATTTGGAGTATCACCTAACCATTTTTCTGACCAGTCTATTGGTTTTCTGACTTCTTTCATTACTTGTGCTAATAACTCATCTGATAGAACTGGTTGCAATATTGTCCATATAATCGTAGCTGGAAACTCGCGTTTTGCCTCATTAAGAATTTGTTTAACTCCTTCTAGAGTAATAATCTGTTCTTCTCCATGATGAGTTGTTCTAAAAGTGGTCTGTGCGACTAATCGAGTCCATAATTCGCCTTCATTACTCATCTGTAAACATCTCCACTTTGCATGTGTTTGGGTGACATATGGGGCACTGCAAAAAACCTTCAGGTATCAACTTACAACACTGCATACAGACTCTTCGCACTTGAATATTTTTTGATTTACAGTCTTTATGCCCCAACTCGTAGGCTTTGGTTATCAGCCACAGTCCACAGGGAACAACCACCACAAGGGTTACGCCAACACCTAACAGAAACTCAAACATTACATGGTACCTTCTTTTTGATGCTCTTAGCTATGGCCGGGGTTATGTTGCTTTCCCAATAAAATTGCAGGTCATCCAACACCGTTGATACCTGTTCATCAGACAAGTTTTTGCCCAACTTTGACTCTTTTACATCAGTTATGTCAATTGCCCTGAACGCTAGTTGGTCACTCTGTTTGTAGTTGCGTTGCAGGTGTTCAATCAGAAACTGGACCGTCGGCATTACTGTTTCACCTTCCACACAACAACTGCGCCTGCTGGAATATTATCTGATGCTTCGATGAGGTACCATTCCATGTTGTCTCCTACCTGCAGGTCCAACGCGGCTATGGCTCGAACTTCGCTTTTCACGGTTGTTTGGTTGTTTTTGCTGATTGTTGACTTTGCTAATAACTTCAATCTGTTTTTTCCTCCTTGAATGGTGATTCAGACACTACGGCTGCGCCAGCTTTTTTGAGGTTACGCAATCTTGTGTCTAACGTTTCTATGTCTGGATTCACTGTTTTGTTTTCTCCTGTTTGTCGCAGACCTGTGTCAGTTGGTCTTGAAGTTGTGTAGAAACAACAAAACGAAGCAAACCTTCTATGAGTGATTGGGCTTCTTCAACAGTTAATGCCTCGCCTGCACTGACCCCTAGGTGTGGGCGAGAAATAATTATTCCAACATATGTTTCATCGGGGCAACTTTTTGTTGTCAAGATAAGACATGGTGTTATTGTTTTTGTGCCCAATTTTGTTTTGTTCAGTTCTTCTACGAGTCGTACTCGTTCTGTTTCCAGTGCCTGAACCTCATCTGGGGTTAGGTCTTTGACGTTTTTTGTTAGGATTTCTTTTATGTTTGTCACGGTTATTACCTTAGGTTACATAGAGCTAAACTTGTATATAAACTAAACGGCTGATTGTATGAAACCTAAACATTAATCGAAGGCTTTAACATCAACCGACAACAACAAACCATAAACAACCCGCGCCGCATCCAAGTCACCCCGCAACGTTTGCAGCTCCACCGCATCCGCCTCTAAGGCATCAAGTTTACTTTGCAGTTCCTTCAACGATGTTATTCTAGTCCCCTCCAGTTCTGGCATGCCCGCGTGTTTGCTGCATCTTCTCTTTCACACCTGTTTTTGTAGTTGTAACAGCAACGAGTATTTGTGCAGTAGAACTTATCCACGGTCACAGGTACGCCCTCAACACGGCGTTTTTGCGTAGCGACTTGATGTAGGTTTCAGACGCTTTTATCCACTCCGAAAGCCCGTATCTGACGGCGTCATCTAAAGCGGTGTTCTTGTTTACACCCGCAGGAACAAGCACCTCTACGGTGACTCTGTGGCATCGTCCCCGTTTAATCATCTGTTGAGCTTTCTGACCCCTAGACGCAGCCATGGTTATCACTGTTTTTTCTCTTTTGTTCTGTTGATGAACTTGTCTTTCAGGCGATAATCCCGACCATACAAGTCTTTGAGTTTGCCGCCGTTCGCAAGCAAAGTGGTTGTTAACTTTTCTGCGCCCGCAGTGATTTCTCCGTCTTGTGTCGTCGCAAACATCCATTGTCCAAACTTGTTGTCTTTCCATGGCAACGCATCCAACTCTGTTTTTGTTAGGTTGTTTGTTTGCTGTTCCGTAACCTGTTTTGGTTGCTGTGGCGATTGAGACTGTGTGTTGGTTTGGTTTCTTCCAATTACTGCTAAGCCGTGGACGATTGCGTCTTTGATGTCATATAACTCGGTGTTATGTATCTCAAGTCTTGCGATTACCTCCTCGTTGCTTTTCACGACTTCCCCACCCAACGCTTTAACTTGGACAAGAAACTCGTCTATTTTATTCTGGGTTGTTTTCAGTTCCCGCATAACATCAACAAGGGTGTATTCGGGAACAACAGGTTTTTCTAGTTCAGGCATTTCTATATTTTCCTCTTTTTTGTTCATGGTCTCAACCTTCAATTCTTTTAAATTTGATAACATACACATTAAACGGAATCTTTCCACCATCGGTTACTTTGAAAACTTTAGGGTTTATCTCCCAAAACTTTTTTAGATATTCCTCTCGGGTATACCCGCCCTCTGCTTTAGCTCCTTCTTCATCGACACATTGAAAAATTTCTTTGTGAACATCCAAGATAGATAAAAGCGCAAAATAGTCTTTAGATAACATTTTAGTCTTAGCTTTATGGATACTGCCGACTTTACAGCGGGGTTTCTTCCAGATTCTGCGGGTTTCTGTTTTTGTGTCATCTAGAATCAAAGGAACATGCTCAGGTTTAAACAAAAGCACCCTCATTCACCTCTCGTATACTATGACTTCTCCGCTTGTTGGACTGTTAAACACAACAGTCGCTGCGTACCCACGCGCAACCTCATACGCAACCAGATACAACCACACAGGCGCCGTACCCGTCAAACAAACAACATCTACGACATCATTGCCGTTCTCTGCGACTGCGTCAACCAAAATTTTGGTAACCGTTTCTTCATAGTCAGGGATTCTGGATGGTTCAGCGCATGGTTCACGGTAGCGTTGCCAGACGCTGTTCTTTAAATCAACAACAACACGACTCATGTTAATTTTCCTTCTTTAAAACTAGATTTGTTGTTTTTCGTTTTCATTTTCATTAACCCCTTTAAGGTTACCCTAAACTAAGATAGTAACAGGTATTTAACAATATTCCCGTCAACAGACAACAAGACACACACACCAATATTTCCACTGGAACTTAGATTATCTCACCCAAGAAAACCCTTCTTTTATATCTGCCTGACCGTCGTACATCGACTCTGCTCCATGAGTTAGGTACTGGCCTAAGTGGAACTTCAACATTAAATTTTCTAAAACGGACACACACTGGACAATACAGTCCTTTGCTTCCGTCTTTTTGTTTCTTAAGAACAAGCCTTTCTTTGCACCGCCAGCAGTGGATATTAAATATGTCGTTTTGCCCCTTATTTTGTGTCATTAAATATCCCGTGAACGTTATGGATGTTGATTGTATATAACGTCTATTATCTAATATGTTGTTGGTGTTCATCTAAAAAAGTAAACAAGCATAGTTTACCAAAAAAGGTGTTTGAACCAAACCATGTTTCCAGTGGATTTAAGGGGTGTGTGTATAAGATAGAACAATGTAGGTTTATGGTTTGTTCTATTTTTGTCAGGACTAAACCAGTTAAGACATTACAACTTTTAGTTGTATAGTTACGTTTGTTTACCTTTCACTTGAAAAATATTTTTTAATAGAAAACCTTTTAACCAAATAGAACCACTAAAAACCTGTGAAGTAAATGCCGCCACACAAAAAACTTACTTGGCAAGACCACATATTGCTGCTCACAGAACTATCCACAAAATCGGTGCAACAGGTAGCTACAGACTTAAACATGAAAGAGGCAACCGTCCGAAACAGGATACTAAGCGCACGTGCCACAATCACCGAAGCAAAACAAGCCATTCGAGAAATTAATAAAATCTGTCGCATGAGTCCACGGGCCCAAAAATTTGTTTTATCCTCAAAATTGTTACAAAATGATGAGGAGTTGCTTTGTGATGATTGAGAAAAAGTTGTATGTTGATGATAGGGATATTCCATATTCTACAACAAAAATATCGCCGATAAACACCAAATCCGACATTGACGCAATCCTAGCTAAATGGGGCGTCACCAAAGTTGCGTGGGAGTTTGATTTACCCAACAACCACGTAGCAATACATTTCCAGTTACCCCTAGAAAAGTTTCAAGACATCAACATGAACCCTATTGTACACCTAGAACCGCCAAGAATCTGGAACAAACGAACCCGACAACATGGCGAATCAATAAATTGGCAAGTATCCATGCGCATACTGCATTGGTTTATCAAAGATACTTTAGCTATGAGTTACGCGATGCAGAGCCAAAAAGTAGTAGCGTTTCTACCACATATACAAACAGACGAAAACACAACAGTAAAAGACGTCATACTGCCAAAACTGTCACTGCTAAAAGCGTTGCCATCTGACACAAAGGTCATAGACGCGGAAACGTTAGAGCAGTTATAGCCTCTTCGTGGGGGCTATCCCCCTTTTTTTATCGAAACTGTTAAATCTTCAAACATGCGACATAGTAACCAACCGCAAGGCGAACCAAAATGTTATCCGACCCAACAGCAATTATCTCCGCAGTAGCCGCAGCCGTAATCTACGCAGTCGGCGGGTACCTGAAATCAACAAAAGAAACATTCGACTACGAAAAACTAATATCCACCATCATACTTGGTGCAGCAATCGGCGTAATCTCATACACAGTCGGCGTCACCTACGACACAGCAACACAGTTGTTAACCTCTGCTGGCTTAGTTGCAACAATCGAGGTTTGGGCAAAAGCAATCTACCGCAGACTCAAAACATACCTAGAACCTGAAACTCCACCGAGTTAACGGCATAACCCCTTCATCTGCTCTGAGGCTGTTCTTTTCAGTTCAATTGCGGTATTACCTCATGTCTCAGAGATGGGATGCAAACGTTAACTCGGATATTTCACCGATTATGTTGTGAATTACCACCCAACAAGTTGAGTGGCTTCCTGTGTCATTGGAGAAGCTTGCTCAATCTCGAAAGGTTGAGTAGTGGCTTCTTCTCTTTCAGGCTTAGATTTGGGCGATTCCCGCCCTATCCTCAAGATGTTTCTTGAAGCGTTCAAATCTCTATCTAACACAAGCCCACAAAAGGGGCATTCATGGATTCTGTCAGATAGATGCTTTTCAACAGTTTTTTTGCATCTACTACACTGTTGAGTTGTGCCCTTTGGGTTGACTTTGACGAGTTGCCCACCAGATTCCGCCTCTTTGTAGGCTAACATCCTAACAAAAGCTCCCCACCCAGCATCACTTATAGACTTGGCTAAACAATGATTCTTAACCATATTAGTTATTTTCAAATCTTCAACATACACGAATTTGTAGCGGTCAGCAATCATTCTCGAAGTTTTATGCAAGAAATCTTTTCTACAATTCTCTACCTTTTCATGCGTCAACGCAACTTTACTTCTTAATTTGCTCCTATTTCTGCTACCCTTATTTGCCCTTGACAGTCTTCTTTGCAACCGTTTTAACCTGTTCTCTTTTTTTCTGTAGAATCTTGGATTATCAACATGTTGACCATCGCTTAACACTGCAAAAGATTTCAAACCAACATCTATACCAACATCCTCAAAAAGCTTCATTTTTGGCTGTTCAACAATTCTGCATGAGAAGATTGCAAACCATTTTCCTGAAGGCATCCGCTTAACCGTTAGTGTCTTGACTTTCCCCTCAACGGTTCTGTGCAATCTAATTGGTATGTCTCCTATTTTGGACATCTCAAGAACGTCTAAACGTTTTCCTGTTTCAACGATTTTGAATCCTGACTGCGGAAACGTCAAACTTTTGTATTTACCATATTTTTTGAATCTTGGAAGCCCAGATTTTAACCCCAACTTTTTTCGGGCAAAAAAGTTTGTGTATGCGTCTCTGATTCGTTTGCTGATGTTTTGCAGTATTTGACTGTGGACATTTGAAAGTAGGGGATTGACTGATTTCATTTGTGTTAGTTTCAGGTTTTGGTCATACTGACTGACAAGTTTCCCATGTTCCACGTAGGAAGCTTTCTGGCAAGCAAGCAATTGATTATAGGCATACCTGCAAATTTCCAATGTGTTCTCTAAAGCTTTTGTCTGTGTTTTGTTGGGATACAACCTGAACTTGAACATTCGTGTCAGCATCGTTAACGTTATATTATACCTATAGGTTATTTAATGTTTGTGATTAAAATGGGAAGAAAAAGCTCAGCTGTATACAACATCAATTATCATCTTGTTTGGTGCCCAAAATACCGAAAACCAATCCTTGAGAAGCCAGAAATCAAACAGTTCCTAGAAGACCAAATACGAACCATAGCAGCAACTAAGGGTTTTGAAGTGTTAGCACTTGAAATTATGCCAGACCATCTACACCTGTTTGTTTCAACAACTCCCTTCAATTCTCCAACAGAAATAGTGAAAGTGTTCAAAGGAGTTACGGCTCTTCGATTATTCAAAAAATTTCCTGAACTTAGAAACGACTATTGGAAAGGAAAACTATGGAGTCCAAGCTACTACGTAGGAACCGCAGGACACGTTTCAGCAGAAACAATCCAAAAATACATCGAAGAACAAACAACTAAAACACGCAATTCATCCTCTGGTCAAGACCAGAGGTCTTCTTGCTAACTCTGGATAAACAATATGGGTATATTGAGTATTATGTTACCCCAAACTGTTATAAACAATATGGGTATATTGAGTATTATGTTACCCCAAACCTTCTTGGGAATCATAGTTTTTTTGCAGTTTTCACTGGCGCTACTCGACCACATGGTTACTGGGGTACTCGCAAAAGGTTTACCGCCTGATGGACGATTTCACGCCTACTCCTTGTCTATGTTGCTTGTTATAGTCTGTTTCTGTGCCTTAGTTGTTTTCACTGAACCAAATATACAGTTTGCGGTTTTGAAGGTTTGGACTGTGTTGTTAACGTGGGTCGGCGGGGTATTGGATTGGTTCTATTTTTTGATTGATGGCAAAATTCCTGAATACAATTTTGTTTGGCATTGGATGCCTAAGATTATACCCGTAATAACTCATGGACGTCTCAGTTTTGAGCATCCCACTACTGTTCACTGGGGAATCTACACCGCAGTTATGTGGATTCCAAACATCATATGCTGGAGTGTGTTACTATAGCAAAACATGACCACAACGGAACATATCAAAGAAAAGAAGTGTGCGAACAGATGCACATTACACAAAAAAACATCAACGAAAACCTTCAATACCAAGTAGCGGATAACCGAAAAGAGATTTCTTCGATTAAACGCAAAATAGACGCGACCCTCGTAGGCGTAATAGGGATACTGGTAACGCTTGTGTTTACGTTGGCTTCAATATGGCTACACTAAAACAGGTACTGCTTCTATTAACCATAATCGCAGTATTCAACATAGGATTCTGCACATTCTTTTGGGGAGCATTCGAACAGGCGTACCAGAACCCAAACAACCAAAGCCCAGTGTGGTCTACAGTTTTTGTTGGTTATCCACACCACTATATTGTCGGCGCAGTTTTGACGTATGCGGGGTACATGTTGACTGTTCTGTTTTTGTTTTTGACGTTGTATAAGTATAACCACAAACATTAAATACCTCTAGAGATACCTGTCTATGTGGTGATACCGTGACAGTAACCACTAACCAAACACCCAAAGGCGTAACATTCTATGAATGCTACACCAAAACATACACAATCCGCGTAACCAACATCCCTGAAACGTTACTCAGACAAATCAGGGCAGACCTAAAAAAACGTGGAATAGAAATACCATACAACGGAGTAAACTTCTAAAATGAATAACTTTCCTGAAATGAGCATCCGCGAAATGCTTCAAAAAATCGTTGAAATGAAAGCCCCATATTCACATGACCCTTTAGAGATGGCAATGAAGGGGTTTAAGCAACATTCAGAATATGCCAAAGAAATACTTGACCGCATAGAAAAAGGCGTAAACATCGACACAAAAGAGGCTGACCTATAAATGAAAACATTAAAACAAATATTATCTGAATTCGCAACAAAAACACCTGATGGACTGAAAGACCAAGTATCATATAATATCGCGATACAATGTACAAAAGAGTGGCTTCAACAAAAACGCCTTAAAATTACGAAAGCAGACGCTTACAACGTAGACCATTATCAAGGCAAAAAAGACATGCTTGATAACCTTTTGGCTGAGTTGGAGGACAAATAACCGTGAAGTTGATTAATGTTCGTTTTCCTGAATATTACCTGAAACTGTTGGACGGTCTTGTTGAAGCGAAGATGTACCCAAACCGCGCCGAGGCAATACGGTGCGCAGTCCGGGACATGCTGCAAAAAGAGTGCGGGAATAAACAGAACTGAGTTGGAGAGTAAAAGAGATTGAAAGCAAAAAAGTTTGATGAAAGAAACTTAACTGAGCAAATTGAATATTTGTTTGATATTAGCTCAGATAAGAAATTATTGCTTCAAGATTGTTTGAAGGCGATAGCTGATAAACAACAAAAAATCATGGCTTTCAGAGGTTGTGATGACCCATCAACCTATTGTCTATGTTATGGTGACGGAATTGGAGATGCTCTTGAAGAGATAGAAAAACAGTTGGGTGCAAAGGAGAGTAAAAGAGATTGAACGCAAAAGAATTGCTTGAACGCTCAAAAAAACTTCACAAAGAAGCCATTGCCCTTAGAGTGCAATCGGAGGGACTGGAAGAGTTACGAAAAACACTCCATAAAAAACATGTAGAATTTGAAAAGAAGTTCGCTGAGTTTAATGCATATTTTGAAAATGATTTGGGTGCAGAGGAGAGTAACAAACAATGAACTGTCCTACATGTGGAAGCGAGTTTATTAAACATACTTTGCCAAGTTCATCAGAACCCATTCCAATTTATGAATGTTGCGACTGTGGTTATAGAGACAGGGGAAGTTCATCTTTTGAAGGGTATTTTGAGAAAAAACTTGACGAACTAGATAATGAGATAATTGTAGGTAACACAAACAAGGCTTTGCTTCTTGTTGCAGATTTGAAAAAAGTGTTGGGTGCAGAAAGATGAATGAACAATGGGTTAGACTTAGAGGAAGAATTCATGAAGGTATGCCTCCAGCTTTTTGTCCGATAGAATTTAACTTAGACAAAACAAAATTCAAATTGATTATTGGATTAGTTTATATTGGAACTCCTGAAGGCGAAAAGATTGGAGAGTTCAATGAGGACACTGAAAAACTAACACTTTACAACTCTTGTAATAAAACAAACAAGGAGGGTGTCTAAGCGAATGTGGGATATGTGTACTTGTCGTGGCATTGTACGAAGCAAATCTGTTGTGTGGTCTGGGAAGGGTAGACGTATCTTTCTAGCACAAAGATATGGTGGAGTCAGCAATCAAACACATATTCCGTTTGAGGCTAACGACATAGCAGTAACCCCATTCGGGACAAACCCTCTTTGTTTACATTCAAAAGATGGAGAATAAGTAGATGAGCGGGTTATCTTCAAGAGATTGGTATACACTCCCAAGTGGTAGGGTTAGAAACTCTCTTTTAGACCGTGACCGTGCTAGGGACATGAATATGAAGGCTAGGGCTGAAAGAAGTAGAAAAATGTTACAAAGTAAGTTTGTTTGTCAAAAATATCGTGATGCCCCCACGTGGGCATGTATGGATTGTAAAATTCCAATTAAAGAAAGAGAGTGTTATCAAAATTTGGAGTGGATGAAGAAAAACGGTTACGTAAAGAAATGTCCTAAATGTGGAGAAGAACATAAAGCGACAACATCATTTTTCTGTTATTCCTGTAAACAATACTACATAGAAATGCCTGAAAGTTATTGGAAGAGAATAGAAAAAGACATTTCTGTTATTGAACGAGAAAATCATAAAGTGTTGGTTAATGAAGTTTTGAAACTTGACAAAGAAATTGAGATTGCAAGAAATAATTTTTGGAATTTAGAACAGAAAAGGCGAGACTACAAGGAAAAATACGGCTCAATTTTTTGTTGTAAATGTGACAAGACAACAGAAATTGGTCATATATATTGCTCATTATGTGAACAAAAACTCTTAGAGGAGAAAAAAGATGAAACTAAAAACTAAACTTAGAGTTGTTTCAATTCTTGGTGTGAAACATGGCGAGTTTGAATATGAAGCAGATACAATAGAAGAAATTAAGGAATTAATGAAACTTGCTGATGGAGTGTCCATATCGTGACTTTTTCTGAACAAAACACAAAATGGGAAGGCGACATCTGCGAAAAGTGTGGTTCAAAAGAGTTTGAACGCTGGTATGATGAGGGAAATGATGACGTTGGTGACTTCAATTTTATGAAGTGTAAAAAATGTGGAGAAGTGTATCTCGATGACTAAAACTGTTCTTGAAAAAGAAACTAATGTACGTTGCACTTTTCCAACTTTGTTTGGTTTCTGTTTTTGCCGTCAAGGTAACGCAATCTGTGATTGTATGAGGTATAAAGCGGAGTTGTTAGATTGACCGTTCTTGAAAAACAAACATTGAAAGAGCGAACATGTATCGCTTTTGCTGCTAACGGTGACGAAATAGACGTATTGACCATTGATGATGTGAAGGAGTGGCTTCAACAAATAAGAGTCCAATATGAAAAAGTTGAGGATGCACCTGAACTTGTTACAGAGGATTTGCGTCTAATTGATGAACTTTTGGAGAAATTGAAATGATTGTTCCTAAAAAAGACATACAAGAACTTGACCCTAACGACTGGTACCAACTTGAACAAATCACACATGGTTGCTTTGTTGATACTAAACAGGAAGCAAACGAACAACGCAGATATTACAAGAAGATGGGGCGTTGTAGTTGCTACACAAAAACCATTGAAGGTAAATGGTATGTCACATCGTGTAAAACAAGGTTTTGTTTCTGTAAACCAAAGAGGAAAGCCCGATGAGTGAATCTGAACAAGAAAGGAAGCTGGTGCGTTGTCCTAAATGTGAGGCGATTCTTGAAGTCGATGAAAAAGGAATTGCTAGAGAGGTTGAATGGTGGGAATTGTTGATTTGGTCTAAGATGAAAAAGACGTTCTATACTTTGCCTCCAGAACTAAGGAATAAGATTCGATTGAAATTTAGAGAACAATGGATGTATGATGAATTTTGACAGTTCCTAAAAAAGAAATACCAAAAAAGATTTGCTCCCATTGTGGAAAGATGAAAGAAGTTTATGGACTTCACATACGAGATTACGAAACTGTCAAAGACTTACCTGATGAAAAAATAGTGTTTCAAGGAAGTCGGTGCGATTTGTTATCTGACTCACAAGTTGGAGAGCCTATCTGTGAGGATTGTGCCAATAAAATTAGAGAAGATGAATGGTAATGTCTGTTCCTGAAGTAAAACACAAATCAATAGAAGAAATCCTAAAGCATATTATTACTGAACCCGAGAAAATGTGCGGTCTTACTATTACTGACTCAATGGGAGTTGATGTTACATCTGGACTAATTCACTATATGAAACAAGGATTCATCGAGTATCTTAAACAGTTTCGGCTAGACTGGGCGAACAAAGATGAGAATGATTTTTCACTTTCTGAACTCTGCAAAGACGAAGCAATTAGTGATTTTTTGAGGGATTTAGAAAAATGACTTCTCAAATAAAACACAGGCGGTTTAGTAAACCTTAAATATAACTTATGAGTATAGTAAACCATAAGGAGTTAAAAAGAAATGTGTGAAAAACAAAAATTAATTCTCTCACGAGCACATTACGCAAATCTATATGTTGCTGTTGAAGGAAACGTAGGAGATTGGGCTTGTTATGTGGGTAATAAAAGTGATGGAGTAGAGCAAGTTAGGCGATATGGTGACAAAATCTCTGAAACAGAAGCAAGACAGTTATTCCCTGAGTTCAGCCATTTACACTGGAGACCTTAAGGTTGCCATACGCTGACAGGGAGAAGCAGAAAGCATACATGCGCCAATACGCCAAACTTCAGCGTAAAATCGCCAAGAACTCTAATCAAGTTATCCGTCAATGTGAACACTGCCAAGAAATCACAATCCAAGAGAAGCATGAAGATTCCTTTTTCTGTTTAAAGTGTGAGTCGGTGACGGTATGACTTCAGAAATAACAATTAATTATGAGTTTAGATGTCCTTACTGTAACAAAGTTTTCAAAGGCTCCAAAAAGTCTTTTGATGAATGTTTTAAACATATGACAACTGACTGTAAAGACCAATACAATGCTAACCCTTACTATCCTTTGAATTATTGCACAAAAACCCAGAATGGATTAACGAGGCATTATTTACCATGAATATGAGTTCAGAAACAACAAAACGCAAATGTCCTACCTGTGGAAGTTCAGATTTGGAGGTTATCCGAAACCCCGAACACATTTTCAGTTACAAAGAGTTCTGCAATACGTGTGGATGGCATGAAAAATGAGTTTTCAGACAAAAGATAGGTGCATACATAAGGATTGTTCTGTTAATCCTTGTCCACGTAAACGTCCTGTTACGTCTGAGTTTGGGTTTTGTGCGCCTTACAGTAACGCCAAGATGCGAGAGGCGGTTAAGAAAAGATGAGGGAAGCATGGCATCGTATCATCAAAAAATTGTGCAAGGTGACAACATGAATCTACAAGAAAGAGTGGATAACTACAATCAAACTTTAGGTGTCAAGTATCCTGCTTCTCAGCTTCATCTTCAAGGAAACTTTGTTGTTGGTATGTGGATGATTGGCAACTGTTACCGAAACAAAACAGCTTACTATGGTGCTTATCCTCATTCATACCTGCAAAGAGTTAATGCCCTGTTTCCTGATAGAAAGACAACACTTCATCTTTTTTCAGGAAGTTTGGATTCAGAGGATGTTGACGGTGCGGTTAGGTTCGATAAAAGACCTGAAATGAACCCTGATGTTGTAGGTGATGCTGAACAGTTATCCCGTTATTTTCCAGAAGAAGAGTTTGATGTCGTTTTTGCTGACCCGCCCTATTCAAACGAAGATGCAACAAAGTATGGTACTCCAATGGTTAACCGAAACAAGGTAGTTAAAGAGTGCTTGAAGATTCTGAGAAAAGGCGGTTTTATTGTTTGGCTTGACCAAGCCTATCCGATGTATCGTAAGGATAAATTGAAGCTTGTTGGAACCATCGGTTTAATCCGCAGCACAAACCATCGAGTGAGAACTGTTTTCATTTATCAAAAAACTTTTGGTGGGAAAGTAAGAAATGAGTGAAAGACCAATTAAAAAATTCAAAAAAGATATGTTAATTTCAGACGGTTCCGCAAGATTAAAAATCTTACCTGAAAGCGAAGAATATAGTATCACTACTTTACACTCAGAGGATTTATCTAAACTTAAAAAAATCCTAAAAGATTTTGATTCAAGAAATGGACACTGGAAGTCTCTTAGTGGGAAAGAGATATGACGAAGTATAGAACTATTGTTGTTGACCCTCCGTGGAAACTGAATAAATTTAATCCTAAACTTACTCGAAAATACCAAAAAAGCAATCCTGAATTACCTTATAACACAATGACTGATAGAGAAATAATGGACTTTCCAATAGATAATTTTGCAGATGAACAATGTGATTTGTTTTTGTGGACAACTAAAGCTAAACTACACACAGCGTTTCATGTTATTGAGGCGTGGAATTTTCATTATGCAAATATACTTGTGTGGAACAAAATTAGTGGATTATGCCATAATGGAATACATGCTACTGTAGAATTTCTTCTATATGCGTATCGTGGTAAAAATGGACTTGATTACAAAAAACCTTTATGTGCATTATTTACTGAGAAAAACAAAAAACACTCTCAAAAACCTGAAAAAATTTATGGTTTACTTAGAGAGCATACAAATGCTCCGCGTATAGATATTTTTGCTCGAAAGCACCATATTGGTTTTGACGCTTGGGGAAATCAAGTAGAGTCACAAATTCAAGTTCCTTTAATGATTGTTAGCCCGAAAGTGAGAGAGGAGAAATAATGATGGTACATGAAATTTCGTGGTGGGAGAACGAATTAACTCCAGAAGATAGGGTTAGGTTAATGGGTGACTATTCTTGGCACGGTTCAGTTGAAGAAAGGCACGCTAAACTTCACGAAATGCGTTTGAACTGGGAAAAGGAGAAAACAACATGACAGAATTATCTTACTTGAAAAAAATGTTAAATGTTTATTGGTGGAATTTCAAGAAAAAGGTATTTTGGAACACTATCCGATGGATAAACCGTCACTTGTTAAAAACATACCCGTTAATAGAAGATTGTGCGCGGTGTAGAGATTGTGGACGGAATGTTCATGATTTTATTGTTCCTGACGAGTTGTGGATGTCGGTTATTGGTTCAGAAGATGGTGTTTGGTGTTATGATTGTTTCTGCAATCGAGCTGACGAAAAACTGAGAATAAAGTGGCGTATGAATTTTAGAACAATATCATGGTCAAACGGAGAAAAAACGTTGTTTGTTGAGGCGAAAGAGTGATGACTGTTTTTGCTTGGTTGCTGCGGCTGTTCTATGTTTGTGTCTACGAGCTGGAGTGTGCGGTCTGCGTGGTTTTAGACTATAACCTGCTGCACCTGAATCCACGGTTTTGTATGTTGCTTAGTTGGGTGCTATCACATAGAATATACTGGTTCTGGGAATCCAGAGTATCGCTTCCCTGCATCTCAAACCTTGCAGTCTTAGAAGAAACAATGTTGCGGTGAATGGTTAGCTGAAACTCCGCCCCAGAAACGTGTCTATCTCCTCATATGGTTTCTGTTCAGCTAACCCACCACAGCATATTTTATATACATGCACCTGTTATAGGTAAAATGTTAACTCTGACATATCGTAAGATATACATAGATAGAGTTTAAGGCAATGCTTTAAACTTCCAAGGTTCGCCGTAGAGTGAACCAAACTAGACTTTCACATCTTGGAGGCAAAAAAGATAAGTAGACGCGGAAAACGTTCACTTGAATACCGAGAGTTGAATGTTTAATGGCACACAAACGTAGTAAACAAAAAAGGGAAGAAAAAGCTACAAAGAAACAGATTACATATTTCCTTAAAACCAAACTATTCACCGAAAGCTACCACGACAAAACCATCAACGAAACAGTATCAAAAACAACACACACCGCCCTAGAACAATACGGCATACAACACTTTGGAGAAACAACATACAACACCCTAGAAGAACAAATGAAAAAACCTTTCCTAGAAAACGTGGACATCGGAGTCGTCTTAATAGACACAAAAGGAAACGGGGCACTCCAATGAACAAATTCGAAAGCATATTTACCGTAAACGGAAAACCGATACCTTGTAACGTAACCATAACCAGGGACATCCACGAAGACATTTCAACCTGTCCAGTCTGCAACTGTTTGGTTATTCCAGAATACAATTTCTGTCCAACCTGTGGAACACAACTAATCCCGGAATATTGTCCACACTGCGGAAAACAACTCTAATATCACCGAGTGTTAATAAATGTCCAAGCCGCCCAAATTGACCCGAAAATTTCTAAAAACCCTAATGAAACAACGGCTTGCAATACGAACATTTGACCGACAACAATTCATGAAAGAATTTGACATCCCAGATAGACGGGCAAGACGATTACTTAATGAGATTGCAGAAGAACTAGCAGACATTAAAACTCCTGAACTGGAAATCCTGAAATCATATTGCATAGAAGAGTTAACAGAGAAAGTCAAAAACAAACTGTTATCAGAAAAAGCGTTAATCAAAATTGCGTTATCTGGAGAAGTCGCCCGCGCTGAAATTAAATCAGACACAAACCTCAACATCACAGGGTTAGACAGCAACATCCAAAAATTGATAGTATTCAGCAAACAAGAAGACCAAAAAAATGGAAGCTGAAATCTTTGGTTACCACCTAACACATGGACAACTCAAAATAGTAGGTTCAGTCCTAGACCCAGATACACCCCGTCTAAGCGTCTGCGCCATGACCCGATACGGCAAAACACGTGCAGTAGCAATCGCATGTCTTCTCTACATCATGGTTCACCCAAACACAAAAATCGCGTTCATAGCACCAACACGAAACCAAACAAGCATAATCAGAAACTACATCGCAGAACACATCGCCGATACACCCCAACTCTATAACTTGGTAGATTCAGCGTTAACCCGTGACCAATCCGCACTGAAGCGGGAAGTCAGCAAAAGACGTGTCACATTCAAGAATGGCTGCGAAATAATCACCTTAACCGCCCATGGTACAGGTGAACAGTTGATGGGTTTCGGTGCAGACATAATTGTGGTTGATGAAGCCGCGTTAATTGCGGATGAGGTTTACACTAGCAGAATCAGTCGTATGCTCGGAGATAACCCAGACAGCAAACTTGTTGAAATGGTTAACCCATGGCATCGAAACAATTTTGCGTACCGCCACTGGCAAAGCGGCGACTTCAAAAAAATACATGTAGACTGGCGGCAGGCGCTATCTGAAGGCAGAACAACTGAAACCTTCATAACTCAGCAACGGGCAGAACTTAGCCAATACGAGTTTGAGGTTTTATACGACAGCGTTTTTGCTGAAGACGCCGAAGACGTGTTAATCAGGTGGAGTTGGATACAGGACGCAACAACTCGGCAGCTTCAACTAGAAAACGTTCACACCGTGTGGGGACTTGATGTAGCGGAACAGGGAACAGACTTAACAATCTTAACAAAATGTGAAACCGACAACATCCGATACCGACACTTGGAAACAAGGGTAATCAAAGAAAACACGACGATGGGTGTAGCAAACCACGTAGCGGGGATTGTACCCAAAAATGAGCAACTGAACATAGACAGCATAGGCATCGGCGCGGGAGTCCACAGCAGATTAGCAGAACTTGGGTACAAGGCAGTATCGATACGTGTCAGCAACGCTGCAACCCGTGACTGTGAACGTTACCTGAATTTGAAGGCGCAGAACTATTGGCGTCTAAGAACCCTCTTTGAGCAGGGACTGATAAGTCTCAATAAACACGATAAACTAATGCGGGAACTCAGCCTCATGCGCTACGAATTCACAACCGCAGGAAAAATCAAGATAATAGACCCAGAACAGAAAAGCCCAGACTACAGCGACAGCCTAATGCTCTGCGTCTCACAACCAACAAACCTAGCCCCAGCATGGGTTATGATGTAAAATGAGCGAAAAACCAGTAACATTCACAAAAGACGGAATCGTAGTGTACCCCCTAGCAGACAGTGAAGAGTCTGGAAGCATACGCATTCCACAAACAGACACAAGCCTCGGCGCAGGATTCGGAGACCCAATAACCCCCCAAGACCTAGAGTTTGCATCAACCCGCGAACCCGTAGCAGGATTCCTAATCTATGGCATAGCCGCAGACATAACAGAAAAATGGTTTACGGTCAACAAAACCGAAACAGAAGGCAAAGACCCCGACTTTGATGCTCAAGTTCAAAAAGCCCTTCAAGCCCTCAACTTCAAGAAGACTCTTCGTCAACTCATCGAATATGAGCGATTGTACGGCAAAGCGTTGCTTGTTGGAGGATTTGACGACGCACAGGACATGGCTGCACTAAAGAAGGAAAGACGAAGAGGCGCAGAACCTAAACAATTAGTTGCGTATCCACTACACAAATATAGTATCTTAAGTTATGACACAGACCCATCAAGCCTCAGGTTTGGTTACCCCCAATTCTACACAGTAAACGCATTCGGCGGAAAAACCTTTACAATTCATTGGAGCAGATGTTTTGAGTGCCAAACACGAACAAACGGCGCAAGCATCCTAGAACTAATCTGGGACGACCTCACCTGTGGACGCAACATACGATGGGGCGTAGCACAGTGGATATTTAGAACAGGCGGCGGATTCGCTGTTATACAGTTCCCAAAAGAAACCAACGGAGTACCAACCACACGGGAACAGTTACAGTCCTGGGCAAACAGCAAAGAATGGAGCGACATCACACACCGCAACTACATCTGCATCATAAAAGATGTCATGGATTTCGACTTCAGAGGCACACAAGGCGCAACATTGAACCCTGAACCCTTCTTTGACACAAACACCAAACAGATAGCAAAAGCCACGGGAATACCCAAATCTATTCTGGAAGGTGCTGAAGCAGGCGCACTTACTGGTTCAGAACTAAACAATCAACAATACTACAAAAAGATTAGCGGATGGCAAACAGACTACGAAGAACCAATCCGCTGGGTAATTGATGCTTGCATGGATGCTGGGTTAGTTTCAGGAGTTAAAACCTTAGCTGATGAACCAAAACCCGCAGGTTCAATACTAAAACGTATGTTGCAAAAAGTCATCGTGAAAGATGCTCAACCCGCAAATCCTGTAGATTATGTGATTGAATGGGTTAGCGCATTCGAACTCAACGCACTTGACGAAGCAAGAATTGACGTTATGGTTGAGCAAGCTAACACTGCACGCCTAGAATACATGACAATCGATGAGGTAAGAGACAAAACCAAACTTAAACCGTTGCCTAATGGAGAAGGTGCTAAACTGAAAACAGCTACACCCCAACAAACCCCCTTCGGGTTCGGCGACCAACTACCAGAAACAAACTCTCCGCCACACCCACAACCCCGACAAAGCTTCGATGCTATATTAACAGACTACGCCCAAAAAGTGATGAAGGGTGAAATCACAAAACAGAAAGCAATGGAAGAGGGCGCAGTCATAATCGAGAACTACAACAAGTTTGAGTCTGAACAAGCCAAAAACTGGATACGGACAAGAACCAAGTTTGAAGGCGAACCAGTTTTAACCCAAGAAATGATTGAAGAACTAGACACACAAAAACAGCGTTACCTCAAAAACTACTTCACAATCCTAGAAGCCGCAGAAAAACATTACAAAAAGAAACAAAGTGAAACCCCATGAGCTACTGGGAAACCGAACAGGGCATCATAGACCGCATACACATACTCGCAGAAGACATCAAACTAGGCAGCTTCAACAACGCAGTAAAAGTCTACGGCACAGCAGTTGGAGTAACACACTTCAAAATAAGCGGCCGAATAATACAGACTAGCTGCGAATGGTGCAGAGAGCATGTAGAACGTGTGTACAGGCTTGGAATGTTCATGCCATATTTGCCCCGCCATCCCCACTGTTTCTTGGCTGATACATTAGTTAAAACAGAAACAGGACACAAACCTATCTCTGAAATCAAAATAGGAGAAAAAGTGTTAACTCATCGAGGCAGATATATGCCTGTAACACAAGTTCACGTTTCACACTATAGCGGAAACGTCAAATCTGTTGCTGACTCAGTAGCGACAACAGACCACCCTTTCTTAACCAAAAAGGGTTGGGTGAGAGCAGACAACATTAATAACATCAGCGAAATCATGTGTGGGAACATCGGAAACGATTTTGAGCCTATGCTCATAAACCTGAAAACGAACAAGTTTCCATCCCCTATTCCGCAACAGCACCTCTTTTCCAGTATCCTGTTTCCGTTTAGTTTTGGAGCTATGCCAGTTTCCGCCGTCAATTTCAATAGCAACTTTTCTTTCAGGAACAGCAAAATCAATGTTGTAAATGCTAAGCGCGAACTGTGGCGTAACCACCATGTTTGCATCTTTGAATGCTTCAAGAAATTTCTGTTCAATGCTAGACAGTTTTGGGTTACTTTGATTGAGAATTGCACGCTGTTCCTTTTCGGCTCTACATCTTTTACGATTACGCGCTGCAATATGGGCAGCCTCATACGTCATTTCTCGTTGTTTAGGCGTCTTTCGCATCCATGCAAGTTTATCTGCCTCAGTTCTAGACCGCATCTTAACCCCAGCACCTTGAAGTCGAATAGAAATAGTGCCCTGAGTCACACCAAACTTTTCAGCTATTTCACGTTGAAACATTCCCGACTGATAAAGACGTATAACTTCGTTCATAGGAAGATTCTTTTTACACTTCATAAATTAATCCCGACAATTAATAACAATATCCACAAATATAAGGGCTTTGTTTACAACCTAGAAGTCAAAACCGACCACACATACACAGTTGGAAAACAGAACCTAATAGCTCACAACTGTCCGCACTTTTTTGAGGTTGAACGTGTGGGCAAAAAACCTGAAACAGAGGAACAGTTACTGTTAACTCTGTTCTCATAGTCACTTTGACAAACAAACAAAAAATGGAGGAAAAAACATGACCAGAACAAATGTGCAAGACTACGCCCCACTAGAAGCCGCAAAAATAATCCAAGACGACGACAAATACCTAATCGTAAAAGCCGTTATCGCCTCAGAGATGGTACAACCCTACAAAGACGGAATCGCATACAAACCCGCAGACGAACTAGAAAAAGCAACATGGACAGCGGCTGGAGTACCAATCAGAGCATTAAGTCACCCCCATGGAAACCACATCGACGACGTCGAAGAAATCAACGGACGAGTAGAAAACCCAACATTCCGCAAAGACTTGTTAGACCCCAAAACTAAACGTCCCTGTAGACGTGGAATCGAAACAGACCTCAAATTTTATCGCGCAAACGCACCCGAAGTTACGTCTGGGCCATTCAAACCAATCAGCGATGAAACAGCAGAGGCAATACGTAAAGGAGAGCTCAGAGACAACAGCATAGGCTTCAGTTGCCTCAGAGACTTTACATCAGGAACATTCAATGGTCAACGCTACGATTTTGTGCAACGCAAAATCTTGATTAACCACTTAGCTGCGCCTATCCCTAAAGGCAGATGTCCAAGTCCATACTGTGGAATCGCCGTTGACAGCGTAGATGAACAGGATGAATGGGAAACAACCGAAGAATCAATCCGCAGCGGACACAGCGACAAAAACAGGTTTGACCCCGACAGCTTCAAAACAATCGACATTACCGAAGGCATCAAAGCCGTTGTAGGTTGCCCAAAAGGACAGTACGAAAACGGCAAATGCAAAGTTGGCATGGAAACCCAGAGCTTCATCTTTGACAAAACAAAATATACCATGGAACAAGCGAAAACGTGGTTCAACAAACACAAAGAAAAAGACTCTGCACAACTCAAAGCATTCTTTGATTGTCCCATCTGTTTACGCATGGACGAAATCGGTTTACCCGAAATCGCGAAACGGTTAATCATCCACTATGGACAAGACGTCCTAAACGTGATAGAAAACAAAACTCCACATAAAAAACCTGAAGCAGTCCACGACACAGACGATAACGTAATAGACCGCTGCAGACAGGCAATGGAGAACCTCAAAAAATATGACCACCTACTGGGCTAACCAAACCCATTTTTATGCTTCTCCCTTCCAGCGTGAAGGGTTCACCCCTTGCCCAAGTGACGAAACTGGGCTTCCCCCTAGCATGGGACATAAAGGCTAAACAGAAAATCGGAGAAAAAATAAATTGTCAGAAAAACCAAAAACAAAAGAAGAATGCGACGCCGCAGGCGGAACCTGGAACGCAGAAACAGGAACCTGTAAACTGCCAACAGCACTCGAAGGCGACGTACCCCTCGAAGTCCACAAAGCATTACTTGCAAAGAATGAAGTACTGAAACTCAGAGTCACTCAACTCGAAAAAGTAGTAGACGAAGCAACCAAAAGATTCAACCTCACACAAGCACAATACGAAACAGCAGAAAAAGCAGAAAAAGACTCGCTAATAGCATATTTTATCGAAGACAGCAAAGACAAAACAGGACAACCAACCCTATCAGCAGACGACTTCAAAGACTTTTCCCTCAAACAGCTCTATGACCACAAGAAACTGCTCGCAAAAAGCGGCTCAACAGGATTCGTTAGCATCGCACAACAAAGACAAGAAGATGCAATCAGAAAACCTCATGGAACAGTAGGAATCTATAACCCAGTAACTAAACAATGGGAGGATGGAGTCTAATGGGTACCACTTACGGTTCAACAACCGCAGACGGCGGAGTCGGACCTCAACCAACAAACAGCATAGTCGTACAAGGAACACCAAAAGTTCAGCACCTACTCATCGAAACAGTCACAACAATGTATCCCGGACATCTAGTCCAAAAAGGCACAGCAGACCACCAAATCATAGTTGGCACAGCAGGCGCAGACATCATCGGAGTACTCGGCTATGAACACTGCCAAAAAAAGGACAGACCCGCAACAAGAGCAACCATCTACACCGAAGTAAGAGCACCAGTCCTTTCAGGGCCGGGAGTTGTTTTGATGCTGAAACTCGCTGACGGCGAAACAGTCACCAAAGGCGAAAAACTTGTAGCCGCAGCAGGCGGCGAAGTAGCGGCAGCAACCGCGGCAGCACCCGCATCTGGAACAGTAGCAGTTGTATCAACATCTGCACAACCAACAATGGCAGGCAGTTTGTCCACAGAAGGAATCCCCATCGCAGTCGCTGAAGAATCTGTTGCTACCTCAGGCGCGGCAGATTGGATAATGGCAAGGATGTTGATTTAAAATGAAGGCACTAAGATTTACTGGAAAAGACGAACCCCTACAAGCAGAACAGGGCGCATACGTTCTCCCCAGCATGATTGACATTGCACGCCGAGAATTTGTAGCACGAAAACTTTTCGGGTCAGCCATACAGTATGTTCCAGAAGGCACACAAACCTACAGCTTCGATGCACTAACCGAAGTCAGCAACGCACGCATTGACCCCAAATATCCGGGAGCAGAAAACCTTGACTTAACCGCTGCTACTCGAACAAGCGTAAACATTCCAACATTACACAAAGAAACCGTGATTCCGAAGGCAGACCTTGACTCAAGCAGAATGACAGGCGCACCCTTAGACACGTCCGTAATTGATTCCATGACCTACAAAGTTGGGTTGCTTGAAGACACAATGCTATTGATTGGAACAACCACAGTCAACGGATACGCAATTAATGGACTATACAACGAAGCAGTTGCAACAGGCAACGTTGATTCAACAAACTATGACTGGAACACTGACGCACACATCGTAACAAGCATCAACGCGGCGATAACCTTGCTAAAGGCAGACCACATCTTTGGGCCATATGATTTGACAATCGGCGCAGAAGCAGCAGGTTACCTCAGTAAATTTGTTAGCACTGGGCCTGCAACCTATGGCGAATGGGTACAGAAACGGATTGGCGGACAAATCTACGAAACCGAAGCAATGGCACCGGGCACAGCACTGCTTAGCAAATCCAACAATGTTGGCGCATACAAGTATGTGATTGCTGAAGACTTGCGAGTTAAGACTGAGATGCAGAGTGTCCGCGAAGGCGAAGGCTTGTTTGCTAAAGTGTATGTTCGAGGTTTGCCAGTTATCTACAACAGCAACGCGCTTTGTGCTATAACTGACATAAGCTAAATTGAGATTACTTTTGTAGTCTCTTCCCCCCTCTTTTTTTTGGAGATAACAAGATAGAGAAGTGAATTTTATGACAAAGAAAAACAAGAAACCTAAAAAAGTAGTACTAGACGCAGTTTCCCCTGTTGAAGTAGCTGTTGAACAATTAACATCCACTGTTATACCTGTTGTTGAACCTGAAACAAACACAGAGACAGTTGCATCTGATACTGTTACGTTGAAAGTCAGATGTGGTACACTACATTTTGAGCAGGGAACATTCAAGAAAGGCGAAACATTCACGGTACCCAAAGAACGGGCTGCCCGTTTTGACAAAAACTCTGTTGAAACTGTGCAGTAACGTTGTCCCCCTTTTTTTGTTAGGAGAAGTAAATGATTATGAGCAAACAAACCATGAGTAAACCACCCCAAAACGTTGAGCAACACAACAATACGGTAGAACCGTTGGTGATGTTGGTTGATAAGGTATTACCTAAACTGAGTCAAGATTTTAAGTTGCTTGTTGCTGTTCCCGCAACAAAAACCAGTCATCTGCCTTACCAAAACCGTGTTTTGGATTCCATAAAACGGGCATGTGATGGGTATGCCTATGATTTGTATGTTGGGGAAAGTAACGAGTTGGGTTGGCAGCATGTGGTTGACCAGTTTAACCTTGTTGCTGACCGAGTGGTAAACGAAAACTATGATTACGTACTCATAATTGAATCAGACGTGTTTATTGCAGAAAACGCTTTACAGCATATGCTGGGTGTTGACTCTGATGTAACCGTTGCGGTTGTTCCAAACCACAGTTACCCTAACCATCCGCAGCTTCATGAACTGCACAAGAACCTTGTGTGTGTAGCATGGTTTACGCATCCTAACCAGTTATGGTTTAGAAGTTGTACCATGGATGAGGTTAAAGACAAAATATTAACTTTCAAGGATGGGCCGCTGTTGGCGGGTACAGGTTGCCTACTGGTTAAGCGAAGAGTCTTTGAGAGTGGAATCCGATTCATCAACGACTTAAATCATGCGAGTTACGACATCATTTTTTGGCGTGACGTCGCAAAAGCTGGGTTCTCTGGCGCATCAGACGGGTTTGTTGTCTGTGAACATTTAGGAGATTAGAACCGTGACTGCTAAAGCAGAAAAGAAATTGCATCCCACTGATACGTTAGTTGAGTTGCTTAGCTTCAAGGATGAGGACGGGGAATATTTTGACCCCGCAAGCATAGATGTAACAATTGTTAACCCAAGCGGCGTAACTGAGGGCACTTTAGATGAGGGCAGTTTAACCCAGGAAGATACGGGTATGTGGGTGCTTGCGTGGGATTTGCCAAGTGACGCCGAGGTGGGGACATGGAGTTACACGGTTAAAGCTGTTTATGGCACTACAACTAATAGTGAGTCTTTCAGTTTTGTTGTTAACCCAATGCCCTATGGCTCATTAAGTGTTGTGCGTGACCTCTGCGGGGTAACAGATGACTGTGTTGATTACAGTTTACAGACCTGCATGGATGTTGCAACAGCGGACATAAACGATAGGTTAAATCTAATTGTGACTACTCCGCTTAGTACTGTTCCAGACATCATAAACACTGCAACAAACCTGTATGCGGCGGGGTTGTATCTGCAACGTAACAGCCCAGATGAGAAGGAACACCCGTTTATTGTGCGTGCAGAAAAGATGTTGTCTACGTATATCGCAAGATACTCGATTCAGAACAGTGGATTACCCATCGTCATAGGAAAAGACACGTTGTAGGAGCATGCGCCTTGTTTAACATGAAACTTCGTGAACTTCAACGCCAGTTCTGCGTTAACCTCTGCATACACCGTGAAACCTGTGCAGAACGTGGTATGGCTCAGAGTTGCAGGGCTAATAGAATCATAAATGAGTTGCTGAGGGAAACGCTGTGACGTTGGGTGTAGGTGTGCCGACCTGTCGGGGTTGTTCAGGTTGTGTTAACGCGGATTACCGTAATGTGTTAGCTCCGCCTACAATACAGTCAACCCCTTTTATGTCTTGTATTCCAACCCCGTTTACTATTGAGTCGCTTAGCAGAAGCGGGGTAATTGAGTCCACGCCGCGTAGGTACACGGTGACTTCAACACATAGAAACGGGTTCACGATTGAAACAACTTCGAGGTAAAAGACAGTGAGTTATGTTCATCCAGTAAACGAGAATTTGACTGCGGTTTTCTTGTTCAGGCATCCGACATCGGGTGCGGCTTTAACAGGTATTGCGGCTTCAATAAATGCTATAATATACGATGAAGAATTTGCTTCACATTTTACAGGTCACCCAACAGAGATTGCCAATGGCTTATACTACTATGTGTTTCTTCCAGATGCAGATGGAACATGGATTCCATTCGCAGAATACACAGGAGTAACTCCACATCAAGCTGCTGCACAGGCTTTCATAATTGGAGCAGACTTAGGCGCATTAATTTCTGCAATCAAAACCAAAACAGACACAATCACATGGACAAACATCACGGATATATTAGCGGACACAGCCGAGCTTCAAGGCGACTGGGCAAACGGCGGCAGACTAGACCTACTAGTGGATGCAATCAAAGCTAAAACTGACCTCATAGGCGCATCTGTAGCGCCCGCGGGGGAATACGATACTGAAGCTGCACATTTAGATGCTGACATATCTTCTCGTGCGCCTGCAAGTGAGTATGATACGGAGATGGCGCATCTTGACCAAGACCTTTCAACAACAGAAAGCAACATCAGAGGCACAGACAGCGACACACTGAAAACGTTAAGTGACCAAATTGATGATGTTCCAACAACCTCTGAAGCTGAGGGGTATGTAGAAAACGCGGTTGATGGCGGAGATTTAACACATGACATCACAACAGCAAACGACACGGTTGAAACACAGGTTACAGAAATTGCGAAGACTGGAATCTACACATTGTCTGTATACTTTGATTTAGATACGCTAGAATCCGCTGTTGAGGGTGGACTCATAAAAATTAGGGTATACAACAAAGTTGATGGCACAAACTACAGCAATAAACCCGTTGCCTATATCCCCTATGTTGTTGGCGCAGAAAACGAGTACCCCTCAGTTGAAGCAAACATGTTGCATGGTTACACAAAACTTACGATTCAATGTACCACAGATGTGACAGCAACCCGAACAGTTGCATATCGTGTGGTAACAAGAGATTTGGGTGCATAAACATGGAGACCAGACCAAAACCGTTTATCTTAGAGGGCACTGCAACAATTTCTGCGATGAGCAGCGAAGTCACTGTAACACATAACAAGGGAGTAACTAATCAACCACAGGTAACGCCGACTGTTGACCCTGAACAGTTCTGGTATGTACCCATTGCAGACATCACGGTTAACAGCTTCAAAATCGTGTTAGCGTCAACAACGTTTACGGATAAAACATTCAATTATAAGGTGTAAAAAATGGATAAAGTAACCAAATATATAATCGCAACAGGGGTTATAGTAACCATAGTTGCTATAGTCTTGATTGCATCACTGCGAATAAGCAACACTGGAACAATCAAAACCTTAGGGTTAAACTGTGACACACAGGTCATAGACTGGGGGGAACTGGCTGCGGGGTACGGAGCAAACTATACAATACAGGTACAAGTCACAGATAGTCCCGCCAATTTAACCCTGTATACCGAAAACTGGAATCCACCCAACGCCGCAGATTACATCCATTTAACATGGGACTACAACGGCGAACCGTTGCAACCAACTGTTTGGGTACCAATAACGTTAACTCTAACCGTAGACCAAGACATAACTGGAATCAGCAACTACAGTTTTGACATAAAAATTGTTGCGGAAGGCTAAAAACATGAGTCAAACAGTCAAAGAGTTTTTTGGTAAAATGAGTGGAAAACAGGTATTCGCGTTACTCTGCGTAATCTCAATCTGTGCCACATTAATGGTTCAACCGCAACTGGCAACAAGTCTTGTACCATGGGGACAACAGGTAACACAAGATACCATACACCAACAGATTGAGGACTACATAGACCAAGGAGTCGGCGGGTCTCCCTACCAGACGTGGAAAAGCTACGATGCTGGACTGTTAACAGTGGATGTCGGCGGAACAGACTACTACTGTTACATGGAAGGAGAAAGCGGAAAACTTGTGTCATTCAACACAAACAGCACACTTGTACAGGAGTGGATAAGCGGAAACCTAACAAGCGGCGGAAGAGTCTACGTTCAAGGTGTAGCATGGAACACGGCAGTTGATTATTCCCTGCTTTCTATTGTCGAGAACGTAGATGGCACAGTTAATTATCTGGGTTCAAACAGTTTCTATTACGCGGGACAGAACAGAACCGATGTAATTGCCAACCCCACACAACCCTACACATATATAATTAGCAAAAGCGGTAGCCTGTACTACTTAAAAAACTGTGCAACAGGAGCCGTCACCGTAAATGTAGATGCAGCAACACAACTCTTAGCTGCTTTTACAGGATTGGGAACTTCGGGGGGAACGGTTTACATCAAAAAAGGAGATTACGAAATAAGTTCATTACTTATCCGCTATGACAAAGATGATTGGGGTATAATTGGGGAAGATGGGGCACGTTTATATGCTGCCACTGGATTTGCAGACAACATATTATATGTTTCCGTCTGTGAAAATGTGCGAATAGAAAACTTGGAAGTTGACGGCGTAAAATCGAGTCAATCTTATTTAGGTGATAACAGTAAACAGCATGGAATCTATATAACCCAAAGCAACAACGTTTTGGTTGACTCAGTATACGTTCACGATTGCGTCGGTTCTGGAATATACCTGCGTGGTTCTTCACATTTAAATTGCAACATAACTATACAAAATTGTGAAATCACCAAGAATGGATTAGTTGCTTCACCTTCACGGTCTGGAATACACAGTTACTATACAGACAACGTCCGTATTCTACATAACTACTTCGCTGATAACTACAGAATCAATTTAGCCATTGTTGGTGTTTCATCTGCTGACAGAGTATGCGACTTTATCATAGAAGGTAACGTGTTAAATGGAACTATTGATTCAGGTACAGACTCTAACTTTTTAGCTTTTTATGCAAACAACGGAACAATCTCTAACAACATCGTTTTAAACGCAAAAACCTCACGCACAACCGCTGACGGCATCAGAATTGAGTCATCTAACCAGTGGGTAATCACATCAAACCTTGTTCGAAACAACCTCCTCGGAATATATTGTAACTACAACAATGTTACAAATATTATAATAACAAGCAACATCGTAATCGACAACAGCGACAACGGTATAACCTTAAACAACGTTAATGGCGCACTTGTAACCTCAAATATTGTCTCAAACAATGGAGGTTATGCAATCTCAATGGCAAGCTACACCTCTGATGTTACCATCTCATTCAATAGGTTCTCAAACAATATTGCAGGCGTCTACGAAAAAGGCGCAGTCTCTAACACAATAATAAAAGATAATCAAGGTTATGTTACAGAAAACAGCGGTTCATCAACTGGTACAGGTGCTCAACAAACGGTTGCGCATGGCTTAGTTGGAACACCAACAATAGTAATCTTATCCAACGGAAACGCAACAGCTAATCCATATCAATCAGCCGTAGCAGATGCAACAAACATCTACGTAACTGCTGACAGTGGTGAAACATGGTACTGGCAAGTAACATATACACCATAGGAGAACAAATACTTTGAGTGTCCGCCTGCGTGTTCGTGATGAGCAACTTCAAACCTACCTCTACGGTGAACCCGCAAGAAACGATGCCGTACTCAGTCAATGGCAAGAAGAAGGCGGAGCAGAAACCCGCAACCAAATGCGACTATTCGCGCCAATAGGCAAAACAGGACAATACAGAGAATCCATAATAACCCGTAACACACCAAAAGGATTCACCACATACCCCAACACACCAATAGCACCCTACATCGAAAGAGGAACACAACCACACATAATCACACCCAAAACCGCCAAAGCCCTAAGATGGTTCGGAGCATACGGCAACCCAATATTTGCGCGTCAAGTAAAACATCCAGGAACAAAAGCGCAGTGGGTAGTCCGCAGAACATGGGAACAGATGCGCCCCGTCCTAGCTGAACTCTATAAATCAATATGGAGACTGCACCATTGAGTGTCACACCAAAAACGTTAACAGACCACATCCTGGCACCACTACGCGCAGACACAGACCTAACCGCCATAAAAAAGTGCTTTCTCGGAGAACCC